TCATTTCTGCTGGGACTTCAGGTTGTGGCTCTGGTGTAAATACCTTCTCCACAATAGTTTCTAGTTGTAAACCTTTTTGACGACCCTTGATTACCTCGGCGATTCGAGCAACAATCTGAGAAGGATCAGCACCTTGTGCAGCAATCGCTGGAATAGCCTGGGCATACTGAGCAACAGCAACACGAAGAGAATCGCGCATCTCTTCAATGTCAACACGTTGTTCTTCTTGAGTAACATTCAACTCCATCGGGATTTCGCGGCGTACATAGTCACGGCTAACAAGTTTGTCAGAACGCATCTGTAGCAAAGCAATAATGGCATTGTTTGGATTCATACCAGACATAATGCCGTAGCGAACATCTATACCATACTCACCATTGATAGCGCGGCTTGGTACATACTTCATATTGAATGGAGTACCGTCATCTACGCCCTTTATTTCTTTGGCCATATTGCCAAAGATTTTCTCATCTGTTTCAAAGCAGAGAGATACAAGTTCAGTAAAGAGGCGAGCAAACTGTGCTTGTGCTGCACGTACTTGTGTATCAAAGCCAGCTTGGAGTGCTTGAACTCCGCGACCTGTAATGATAGATGCGTCGATATTACCTGAGCGAACTTCTGGATAACGAGAACCGAGACGCAGTTCGCGCTCTAGAACACCTGATTCTGTAAAGACTCCAGGTGGAAGTTCTAGCGGCACACGGCGGATTGCCTGTGGATTTGCAGAACGCATAATCGCATCAGGGCCAAGTGCGAGTTCTTGGACATCCTGCGGAATAGCAATCGGTGCTTGAATAGACTTTTCTGCTGCTTGAATTTGTAAGACAGCAAAGCGAGCACGTGCTAGTTGTACCGCTAGAACATCATCAAATTGACCACGTGCTTCGCCATCTAAAGATGAGCGAACAGCAACACGAGCCATACACTTACCAGTTGGGTTAGGTAAGTTAGATAGAACTAAGTTATTGCGATCTGGTAGGAATACTAAGTCTTGGTCTTTGTCGTGATAACGGACCATTGTGATATATGGGCTACCCATTGTGAATGCCATCTTAGGCATAATTTGGGAAGCAAACTCTGGATACTGCGCTGATAAAGTCTCAGCGTCAGTTTGAATTGTTTGAGTAAGTGATGTGCAACGACCAAATCTGTCAATCTCAGGATAGACACCAAATGGGTTGAGCAAGCGGATACGAGGATTGTTTGTCTCGTAATCCATCTCAACCATTGCTGGGAGCATTCCGTAGGTGTTGAACCAGTCAGCACCGTTATACATTTGAATCTGCAACTCAGACATAGAGACGTAATAGTTAGCGATACGAGTTCTGGTATCTGCAGCCTTGCGTGCTGAGTCTGAAACCATATTGGTAGCAGCGCAGTTGAATGATGGAAGTGGTGCCATAACCTCTGCTAGGTCACGAGCAGCAACATCTACGAAGTTAGCAACAAGAGGCTTTGGGTAATCTTCTGAGAACATCGCAGGGTAAACCTTGCTGATGTCTCCTTGACGTACTGATAGCACGTCGCGCATACGCTGGTCGCGGGCAGAGTACTTCGTCTGTAGACGAGCAACCTTTGCGACTACCTCTTTGACTGATAACATCTAAATTCCTAACTAAGGGGAAAGTTACTTCTTTTTTGCTTTTGGAGCAGACTTTTTAGCGCCACCAGTTAGAGCACGACCTACTTTTGCTTGTTGTGCCTTAGCCTTAGCACGCTTTGTTACTCCTGCAGCGCGAGCAGCGCTACGCTCTAGTTCAGCAGCACGTTGATTCTGCATAAGAAGAGCAGCCTTTGATTCTGCTTTTGTTGGGTAACGACCAAAAATCTTTTCTGCGCCACTTGCTTTTTTGCCGCGAGAAAGATTCATAGCGGTTTCCTGTAAAGCATATTCTGCTTCTGCCCAATTCTTTTTTGTTCTTGGCTTTTGTCCAGCAAAGTCTCTGGCTCTACTTGCTTTGCTCTGCACTTCGCTAACTCTTTGTTTCTTTACTTTTGGCATAATGTCTCCTATATGAACTGGCGTTCTTGTTCTGCGAGTAGATTGTCAATGTTGACGACCATCCTCTTGCCCCGTTCATAACGGGACAAAAATGGATTCTTCATATGATGTGCTGCGTGAATTCCGTTGTTGAGCCACTCACGTGCTCTAATCTCACAGAACCACAAGGCCATCACCATATCGGTCTTACCCTTGGTCGTAGGTGACCAGGTAATAAGTTGTTCTATGAGGCTCTTGATATTTTCTGTTTGGTCACTTGGCAGATGAATCAGATTATCTCTGTGATGCTTTCCATCTTGCTGTTTGGTACCAAAGAGTGTGGACATAGATGCCACACCAAAGCCTGCATCCCACTTGTTATTGCCAGTGTGGTGCTCTCTTAGTACAACTCCCTTGGATGCAAGGAACTGTCTAATTCCTTCATCTTGCGTGAGAAAAGATTGAAAGGCGTTACGCTCCACGATCCATTCCGATGGTGCATATACGTGAGTCCAATCGGTAATGAGCTGTCTGATTTGTGCAGGCGTAGGACGCGTAATCTTGATAGCGTCCACAATGTAGCGCTTATGAGAAACCCTATCAACTGCATAACATACCGCCGCTGTGTCTCCGACCATTGCTGGGTCGAGTCCACAAACAAAACTGAAACCGTTGAGGTCTTTGGGATGACCTGGACTGCTAGGCACCAGACGACCTGCTTTTCGCATTCCATCAATGGAGCCTTTCACACATACAGGGTCAAAGATTGCATCATCGGATATATCTTGCTGTTGATAAACCAAGGCCCAGGTAGAGGCATCCATAGCCTGACGCTCGTTATATAAGTTGCGTCCATTCCAGCGGGGATATAGCCCTTCTTCAGTCTTTTCAGATTCTTCTTGACCATCAAAGGGTTGATCTGAATAAGGCCACAAGGTAACCCACTTATCGGGGTCCTCATTTGATTCCAGCAGAGCTGGCATTGCTAAGTATGTCCACGGAACTAAGCCGCCAGGGTATCTATCGGCAGAGCGTAGCTCTTTGTATAAATCTACCGCTGATACGCGGGTACCGATAACGATGAGCTTACCTGTCGGGTTGAGACGGGAGCGTACATCTTGGGTGAGCCACTTGATTTGTCGTTCAAAGTCATTTGCGTTAGAAAGAGTAACTGCGTCGTCTATAAGAATCATATCGGCACGCTTACCGTAAATCTGACCGCCGATACCTACGGCTTCAATGTTGGGGTCTTTCTCAGATGACTCTCTGAGTTCATCACCGAAGGTAACACGGGTAGCCTGCCAAGAGGCTGTTTTAGATTTGAACCCAACCCCAGCGGCATATGCCTGCTGTAGTTCTTCGTACATTGGATGCGTCAGTCGCTGCTTGATAGCATAAAGGAAGTCTGCGGCTAGACGCTGGGTTTGGGAAACTATGAGAACTCTGAAGTTCGGGTTATTGACAATCTTCCAGGTTACGTAGTCAACGGTGACCGTCATTGACTTGGCGTGATTCGGTGGGATGTTGATAAGGATGCGGTTATTAGCCAAGCCCTTTTCGTACTTCATCGAAGGATGAAGCCAGGAGGGGTCTCTGCCTTCTATAACATCTATCAGGTTCTGCTGATGACCAAAGGTCTTAGACTTGAGGAACCGTTCTCTAAACTCTGCAAAGGTAATATCATTGAGGGTTTGTTCTATGAAGGAGGAACCGCGTAGGCCTAGCCTAGTTCTGTCTACCTTGTCCTTCCAGGCAGGGTCAGTACGGCGGTAATACTCATAAGACTTGTAGGATCTACCAGCGGAGGCTACAGCTTGCTCTACTGTCATACCTTCTGCGATAGCAGAGAGGATAACTCGCTTGGCTATCTCTGCTGTATTTTCTGGCATTACTTCTTCTTCTTTTTGTTCTTACCCTTTTCGCTGGCAATGACTGCGGTAGTAGCAGCACCTTTAGCGTAGGCTCCTGCTGCTTTGCCTTTTTCACGAACTACTCGACCTGTAGTCAAGGTAGCCTGTTGTTTAGGAGTAAGCTCTTTGGTCTTGTACTCAACCTTGACCTTGGTTCCCTTGATAGGGGAGTTAGGACCAGCAGCCGACTTCTTAGGAGGGGTATTTGTAATCTTAGCAGTTCTGCCTTGGGTAAAGGTTTTGGTCTTTACCTTAGAGGCACCAGAGGATAACTTGGTAGCCTTGGATAGGGAAGCAATTTTAGCAATGGTACTAGCGGCACGTCCTGTAGGGGTAAGGTTGATAGCAACAATGGCGGCAGCTTTACCAGCGCGACGAACATCGTCGCCTGAAATTTTCATAGGTTTGTTACCACCAGAGCGGGCTTTACCATAAGCCTTCTGCTGCTTGGTGGGTTTTTGCTTTGCCATTAGATCTCCTGTTTACGGATAGAATACACCCAACTAAAAGAGGTGCTTAGCACCTCACTACCGTTCGGCGCTTCGCCCCTTGGGGGCGCTTACTGCTACTTCCCTAACGGGCGTAGCGTAAGCGAAGCTATAGCCAGGTAGACTCGTGCGCCCTGTCTACCTGTCTATACTGTATTAGGCAGGAAAAAAAAGCGGTTTCCCGCTTTTCTTTCAAAAATCTTTTATTTGTGACTAACGTCACTCATAAATACGGACAATATAGGACAGTGATCGAGAATAGCTTCACTTTAGTGGAGATATTTAGAGTGGGTCTATAGGTGAGTGGGTGGCTGAGTAAAGCATACGGGGTTGCCCTTGTCGTTGTGCTGGCTTATTTCGCCACGCCTATCGGCGGTGGCGGAAAGTGGGGGAAAGTGGTGGGGGCGATAGCACACACGGCACACTCTCGCGCCCTGCTTCCCCTAATAATTCCTTTCCCTGATTCTAATAATCTCCCGCGAGCTGCAACCGATACCAGCCAGCTCGACCCATCTCGCTGGACCGCGCCACTATCTCAACCCTTCCCGATAGTTGAACTTTCAACCAAGTCTCAACCTATACTCGAGACTCGCAACACGCCGCACCGTTAGGAGTTGACACTTACCCCAACTATGGTATTTTTCTCCTATCAGCTCGACCGAGCTGAATGAACCTAACAGGAGACACAAGATGACACGTAAAGATTATGTCGAGCTAGCTAAAATTATGGCTAATCTCAAAGAATATATCGAGCCACGTACCCGCGAGGGTCGCGGCTTCGATGAAGCAGTATCCCAGCTAATTGACTGGCTATCGGAGGAAAACCCTCGCTTCGATGCAGCTCGCTTCGAGTCTGCAATATACGACTCCCGCTCCTAGTTGCTGGACTATCGAGCTCGGAAGTCCCGAGCTCGGTGGCCTAGTCGCTGGGACTGGGAAGAGATAGAAGGGAATCTCACGTGAGAATCAACAAGAGCGAGCTCGCTAAGCTCGAAGAGCTACTGATGCAAGTACACGGGACGGTCGCGTGCGGCATCGACCCGATAGAGAATAGAGAGCTAATAAAGCGATTCGAGAGCGACCTAAGAGCTGTAAAGAGCTTCATTACTGGGAAGGGAGAAGTGAAGTAATGCAATGCTGCGACCATAGATTTATCAAGCGTGGATGCTCCTGCCATAATTGCAACGGTAGCCAGTGCGACTATTCTCAAAGAGAAGGGAAGTGAAGAGATGACTGAAAGTTACTGGAGCTGCCCACGTTGCGGGATGAAATTCGACCGCAGTAATCAGTGGGAGATGCAGCTCGTAGATAGTCACTTGGATAGACACGACAGCGAGAAGGGAAATAACCGTGAGTAAAGTTTACACGATGAAGTATGGACCTATTAGCAAGCCAGCTCCTGAATTTCATAGTTACTCGGTGCAGCTAGTCGGGCCAGCTCCTGATTTCAATGGGGACGCAGGGATAGAATTCCGCGTCATCTTAGGCACTAGCGATACAGCACAAGAGATGGAAGATATCCTGATAGCTGTACTCGAGAAGGAGTTATGGAAAAAATAGCCTAGTTGCTGGACTTTCCCTTACGGTTGCTATACCGTAAGGGATGGCCTAGTCGCTAGATTAGCGGCGGGATAGCTTGAAGGGAGCTAGTTAGATGGACACTATGAACGCAACACGTACCGAGCAGATTATCTATGAGATGCTCACTGAAAATACGGGCCGCCATATGCTCGACTCGGGAGGGGAGAGCGGGAGAGCGTGGCAGCGCAATCAAGCCAAGTCACTCGATGACTTCCGCAGTGAAGCTCGGACTAGATTCGATGCTAAGTATTACGATGCCACCGTCTCACTCTTTCACCATCTCACCGAGAAGTTGACCTACTCGCAAGAGTGGACCGAGACGTTCAATGAAGTGGCAGCAAGTAACGCCGATATGGGCTGGCTTGAGTTGATGGAGAGCTTCCCTGCTGTAATGGGATGGGAGCGTCTCTTCACCGAGAATAGCTATAACCGCGAGAGCTTACTCTCGCAAGTCATCCAATACACCGTCTACAACACTGGCAGCGAGACGCTAGTCGCGCTTCAGATACACGGTGGAGCTGACGTACGCGGCGGCTATACCGCTCCCCGCATCTTCTCGATGGACTATGAGTACGACCTACTTTCAGAGGATGCGAGCATCTATTGCACTGGTGATGCGGTCGATAGCGATGGCCCGCACCGATTCGACTGGAGCGGCGGGGAATGGACCTATGAAGGAGGATACTCGCGGGAGTACAGTCCCTACGCAATGAGCGAGCGAGCTGACCTACTGCGGCTGGACTATCTACCGTGCGCTATCTGCGGCGCACCTATGAAGGATGGAGACCAGCGATGAAGAGAGTAATGGCTGCCCTACTCGTGGCAGCACTGGCCTATCTATGGGCTAACACCGAGCGTGTATATGGAGACTGTAGGCAGACTATCGAGGGAGAAGTCTGCGACCTAATTGGATACAAGTGGAAGGGAAGCAAGTGATGACACTGGATGAAGCTAAGAGAATCGTAGGTAACCAGCCTACGTGGGCGCTGAAGAATATGGTGAAAGCTCTGAAGATGCTACCGCTGATGAATAGTGCGGAAGATGATAAGAGACTAGCGGCGGCGCTAATCGTCATCAAGAGTAGAAGGGGAAAGTAATGAATATCTATCAAGCTGAAGTCATAACTCAAGTACTCTATATAAAGGCTAATAGCGAGGATGAAGCCGAGCTGAAATATAACGCCTACTTCAATGAAGAGACGTGTCCCTGCGGCGTGGATGGATGCGACTGCGTGGATGATGGAGAAGATACCTATCACAATATGACACTATGGGAAGAGGGAGAAGAGCAATGACTAGATACCTAGCTAATAAGAATGGCGACTGGTGGGAAGTAGATGAAGGGGAAGAGTATCTCTTCATCATTGACACTGAAGATGCCAAGCTACAGGATGCATTGAAAGAATGGGGATACGTAGCGGGAGAATATAACGATAAATTCGAGCGCTTCATCCACGAGTACGGGACGGTGATTTACAGTGAAGGAGTATAGGTTCACGGTTACCGTGAGAGTAGAAGAGGATGACTATAAGCGTATAGCGACTATGGAAGTCTATGACGTAGAAGATAGCGACCCAGTGAAGCTGCCTATCTCGGAGGAGAGCGTCCCGTATTACAAGGGGATGGACTTAGGCAGACTAGCGTGGAGAACGTGGGAGATGCTGGCTATCCCACCAGCACCAATGCCAGAGATAGATGACCTAATCAAGATGGAGGAGGAGAGCAATGCCTAGTATCAAAGTAAGAGAAGAGCAATTACTAGCACTGACGCAGGAGGAGCGGGACACTGGAGACGATAGCAACCCGATTCTATTCGCAGAATCAGGGCCTAATCGCTTCCATATTATGACGCTATTCTTTCCAGAGGGAGATGGCGTGAGGATACAGACTGACTTAGACCTAGATGAAGTAACCGTTGAGTACTTCAACGATAGTCAGACTATCGAGTTGACTGAAGGCCCTATCTATGATTGGGCTATAGAAATATATGAGCTGGACTAGGAGGAGAAGATGAATAAAGAATACTATCAAGCAAAGGCTGACCTATGCAGGGACCTAGCTATCAAGCAGATGGTGGAGGGTAATAGCGGGGAAGCAGGGAAGAATCTCATCAGGATGGTAAACGCATTGAACGAGTTGAATCTAATCAATTACAAGGAGGAGAAAGATAATGAAGCTAATAAACTTCTATGAAGTAATGGACCGCAAGGGAGATATTGCGTGGGGAGGGACAAGCGCTCTCGACGCAGTCGAGTGGTTCAGACGTGGGCTAGACTGCTCTGTATTCGTGAGCGTCTGGAATGAGGAAGATATCGAGGAGCCAGTGCTTGTTATCGATAAGATAGAAGTGTCTAGTCTCATTCGCTATGCAATAGCTAACGAGAAAGAGCGCACGTTTGGAGTGGTGCTGCGATGATATTTCTAGGTGTAATAGTGGCGACCATAATTGCCTATCTACTTATAGTGTGGGAGGATAAGCTCAATGAACGAGGATGAAGCACGCACATTGACTGCCATCAAGCAGTCGGTTTATTACCGTAATTACCGAAGAGCAAGGGACCGAGCACTGGTACGTCTAGCTCAAGCATATCCTGAGCAGTATCGAAGTTTATTCGAGGAGGAGAAAGCAAGAGATGAAGCAGAAGGTAAGACTTGGACTAGCAGCGGCACTTCTATCATTCCCCCTGACGATGGTCGGGTTAGACCACGCACGCACACCATACTTAGACACATCGAAGCCAACACAGATGAGCAGAGCAAAAGCAACGTGGAAGGAGAAGAATGAAAATAGAAAAACCGCCAAAGAATATGCGTGGGTTGCGTTTGGTTGGAGAGGAGAGCAGTGGAGATGTCTCAATAAACTTTGGACCCGTGAGAGCAGGTTTGACCACTACGCACAGAACCCAACAAGCTCAGCTCGAGGAATTGCTCAGCTCCTTAGAGAGCAGAGTAGCGACCCTAGAATCCAGATACTGCGAGGTCTTAGATACATTTCTGAGCGTCACCGAACGCCTTGTCAGGCTTGGCGCTTTCACGAACGCAGGAATCACTATTGAGAAAGAGAGCGAGAACGAGTAAGATAAGAGCTACTGATACCCTTCATCAGTAATAGATAACCCCGCAGGCCAAGAGTGCTAGCTGCGGGGTTATTTTATTTACTATCGGTGGAGTACCAACCGCTTCCCTTGAAGTGGGCAGGAGGGGACTCCCACTTTCGGTTCAATGTGGAGGAACATTGAGGGCAGTCGTATTCCACTTCGATATCGTGGATGCTGCGGATAACGAGGAGGACGTTACCGCAAGCTGGACATTCGTATTCGTATTTCATTGGTAAGGACTATCTCCACCGAGATTGTTCTGTAACTTACGAAGAGAACTTTGGCAACGCCTATCAGCGGTGGAGATAGCACACTCTAGATAGGAAGCTAACTCTTGGAGAGTAAGGTTCTCGTGGTATCTCTTGATGAGAATATCTTTGTCAACAATATCTAACTTCAGGTATGCCTTCTTGATGTCAATAAGTGTGGCGAGCAGGTTGCCACCTTCAGCAGGAGCAGACTGCTTCTTTGGCTGACCATCATTGATAAGGTTCTGTGCCTGCTCTAGCACTGTGTTATCTACAACGGAGGCGATAACGTGGGGGAGAAGCTGAGCGATAACTACTGTGTCATAGAAGGCTTCATCTCCTGGTTTATATCCGCTACGGATAGCCTTCTCTTTACGAGCGTAGCGTTCACAGTGTCGTCTCATCTGCCACGCTAAACGCTTCTCGTTGATAACTCTCTGCACTGTATTCTCTTCATTGAGAAGGGTATCAAGGTGTTCTGTGCGTGATAGGTACCACGAGTAGCACTCTTGAACTATGTCTTCTCGATCCACATAGCCACGAAACCTACGGCAGATAGTCGTGGTTACACTAGATGCGATGTCAGGTATTGCGGGATGTATCGTACTCATTGGCTCTCTTATTCATCTCTTCAACGTAACGGGCAGCCTTCAATCTCTTCGCTTCTTCTATCTTCTTACGGCGTAGCGCCGCCTTGTACCAGCTATGCTTCTCAGTCATTGGGTAACTCAGGCCACTTCTTATCAAGCACCATAATTGCAATGGCAGAATAGTTCAACAAATCTATGAAGGAGTCTCGGAGGCTTTCGTTACTGGGAGATACTCTGCTATCAAGGAGGTTATTGATACGAGCCACTTTGTCCCACATTCGCACGCGGAGTCCGTTGAGTGCTCCACCTGGACTGTGAGCGATGTTCTTCGGGCCGTAATCACTATGCTTGCGGATGAGCAGATTTCCAGCGGAGTCCAAGATGGACCAGACATCTCGAATGAAGTCATCATCTATCCTCTTGCGGGCATCGGCTGACAAGTTATAGTCCCAGCCTTGTAATCTATCGAGACTATTATCATCCCCATATCCATCAATAATCTGGCTGCCTCTTGGAGATCCTTTTTCTTGCTCACTCACTGTACTCCTCCTACTAGATTGGCTGTTGCGTCTTTACCATTTGCTAAGTAAAAATCTGTAATGTCCAATCCTGGTGGTAGTGTAACAATCTGCGAGTTACTTATCTCGCTCGCCACGCGGCGAGAGAACTCAGCTCCAGGATTAGTTCCATCTTCTTTGACATCATTGTCTCCGACAACATAAACAATATCAAAACCATTGAATAACTTCTGATAATAGGGCTTCCACGCCGCAACTCCAGGCACTCCTACTGCTGGTATCCCGCAGTTAGCCTCCATTATTATCGCATCAAACTCACCCTCACAGATGACGATAGACTTGGTAGCAGATAGGGTTGCAACCACATTGAAGAGGTGGCTCTTCTGTCCAACAGGTGCGCCATACTTAGGCTTGCCATCATCTAATCTTCTAAACTTGAAACCAACACACAAATCTAAAGCTGTGAAATAAGGTATTGCAAGCCAACCCTCGTAGCCTTGATGCCCCTCTATTGGATCGGTGATAGTGCCAAGTCGAAACCTAGCGGCAGTCTGTTCAGATATTCCACGTCCTGCGAGGTAGCCTAGCGCCCTGTCGCTTATTGCCTGAGCGTAGTGGTGCGCCGCCTCCTGTAACAATTTCTCCTGCCCTTGCGAGAGCATCCTTGAACCCCACATTCTCTAATTCCATAATGACATTGATTGCATTGCCACCCTTACCGCAGGTGTGACAGTAATACAAGTTGTTGTATGTATCTATAACTGCACTCTTACGAGTGTCATTGTGCATACAGCAACGCACTGAGATATTGCGTCCCTCTTTTACTTCTCCTCCGAAGTGTCTAACTACTTCTGCTATGGAGACTGCGTTTGCATCGGAGGAATCTTTGCCCCTCTTTTTACGAACCATCCTGGTCCAGTCTTGTGCTGGCATCCGCAATCTCCTTCACACTTCTCGTGGAAATCTATAGCCAAATCTAACTTACCAATGGTGTTGTGATGTCCTGCCCATTTACAATTACTGCAGATCATCTTCAGCTTCCTTTTGTTCTACCTCAGTTGGTTCTTCAGGTAGTGGTGGTTCTGCTGCTTTCTTTTTCTTCTTTGGTTTCTCCACAGATTCTTCTGCCTGTGGTTCTGCTGGTGTTGTCCAGCCTTGACTACTTGTTATCTGTCCTTGTGGTACTGGCATTAGACTATTCCTACTTTCGTTTTCATTGAACTTACTGAGTCAACTATCTTCTGTAAATCTATTTCGCTTGGCTTGATGTTATTCTCCAATAACCAAGCTGTATGAAATCTTCCTGACTCTAAATGTTTCTTCAATAAAGAAACAATTCCATTCTCACTGTTACCAGATATTACAATCCCACAGTTACAGGCTATCTGATAATGCGGCGCTTCGTGAATCATTACTTTCTCCCTTCTAACCATTGGTCTAGGTCTTGTATAACCCAAGACTTCTCTACCCCATATTGTCTACGTTTGACTATGACGAAGGCTGGTGGGTTGACGGGTAGTCCACGAGCCTTCGCATAGTTGGCTGCCTCAGTCTGGGCTTCTGCCCAGAACTGCGGAAGATTGATTGACTTGCGATTCTTACATTCCAGAATGTAGGTCTGACCTGCGATTATGGTGACGATGTCACCTTCATCATTGGCTCCAGCCTTAGCCAGACGCTCAGCAAAGTGTCCAAGTTTGCGTAAGTATTTCATTACATCCGTCTCAAACTTTGATCCCTTAGCCTTATTGTACGAACTCACAAAGCCCTCGCTAAGTTAGAGTTGTAAATCATTCTGCCGTAGGCATCGCTATCACCAATTTGGCAAGTAGCAAAGTTTACAAATAAACCAGCCCAATCCTTACCATCAACAGAGTGTTTGCCAAAGCGATTCTTGACGGCTGCAACCCGAAGCGTATGCTCAAATGGGTTGTAACCAAGAGTGAGTATCAGTGCAGGTAACTGACTTACCTTGCCGTGGATTGCTCTACGGTGTGGCGGTTCAGTCATATTGCCATACTCGCTCTGTTCTGATACGTGATGCAGAACCATTACACAGGCATCGGTTTTACGAGCCATATCGTGTAGCTCAATCATTATCTGCCTTAGCCCTGACCATTCATTATCAGTTTCAGCGACCACATTCATCAGGTTATCTATGACTATTAGTTGTGGTGCTATGCCATAGAGTTCAATATATGCCTTGATTTCTGACTCGATATCATCGAGGTTTGGAGATGAATCAAAGACCCATTGAATATGTGATATGCCTTGCAACGCTTCATCGTAGGCTTCAGGGTTGATAGAGATTTGATTCTCTACCGTCTGCTGAGTATGGCCTGCAAGATGAGCTGATGCTCGTAACATCACAGTAGCAGTATCGGTATCTGCGGAGAAAAACAAAGTAGGTACTTTAGCCTTGATAGCGTACACAAGAGAGAACATAGATTTTCCAGCGTTAGGTGCAGCGGCAACCATACACACTTGACCACGCCGAAACTTTATCTCTTTAGTTTCTAGATCTTTCCACACAGTAGGAAGCGGTGCAGCCGTTGACT